ATTAAAGCAAAGTTACCTGAACTTGATATTGAATTAACTGATTGCGAACTTTCTGTATTACAAGTTGAGCCTCCAGCAGGATACGTTGACAATATGCTTAAAAAAGTAAATGGTCCCGGTGTTGAGATGGATTATTGTACGTCAACTTTATATAGAGGAAATATTGTAAATGCACAAGGAATGACGTCGAATCTTATCCCAGCCAATCAAAGTAGAGCCTATTCATTGCTTTCAGTACCGCTCACTCAAGATTCACAATCTTCATTAATCACAAGTTCATTACTAGCTAAATATGAAGACCAAAAATCTTATCAATGGTCGATCGACGGTGCCCTCATTCCTGATAGGCCTATCGATCTTGAAAAATATAAGTATGATAAAAATCCTGTGCTCCACATTATGGAAAATGAGAAGGCCATGGGAAATGCTAAAAATGTAGTTAGAAATTTATGGCGCACAAATGATAGACTACTTTTCGGCAGGGCACTTTCAAGATATGGCCAAGTTCATGACTTACAAGGAAAAACAGCCATGCTTCGTGTTACTTATCCTAATACTCCTGGCGATACCGTCCTTCTTAATAATAATGTTGTCCATCTTAACCGTATGGTAATTCAAGCAGATGGGGTTACTGTTGTTAGATAAACGTAGTTTTTTTAAAAAGATTAATATTTTTTTAAACAAAGTTTTGCTACTAACTCTTGAAAAATTTTTTTGAAAAGTCTGTTAAATAATTATATTTATTATATATATAGAAAATGTCCGCTAATATCTTGGCAACAGAAAAAGTAGAGATTGACCCAATTAATGCTCCACCTGACGGAGAATATTCATTTAAAAACGGTTACCCGATTATACAATTTTTAGTCGCTCAATCTGATAAATATCTTGTTGGAAAATCATTAAGACTAACTGGCCAAATAGAAATTAATAATGCTGCCGGAGATTTACCACAAAATAACGCAGGTGTAGGTGGTGGCAATGGTGCAACTAGAAGAAATGCTAGTATTGATAGAGTCGTAGGTGTAGCAAGTGCTATTCATCAAGTAACTTTATCTACTCTTGATAACCAAACTTTAGAAATGGTAAAACAATATCCTCGCCTTCTTTCTTCCCTCGTTTCCGGAACGCATGGAGCTACTGATTTAACAAATGGCAGTTCCGCATCTCAACTTGTTAACTCCCGTGATGTAGTTCAAGCTTGTTCTTTAAATACTGAACGCTCTTTCAGTATACCGATTCGCTGTGGTTTACTTTCAGGAACTGGCCTTATCCCACTTGGACAAAATGGCACTAGAGGAATGATTGTTCAAATGGAATGTGCCCCTGACAGTTCTGTTTTAGAACCATTTCTTTTAGCAAGCGCTAATGACCCCGATGCTGAAGCACCAACTTCGGGAACAAATGCCTCATTAAGCATCGCTGATTTTTCCTACAAACTTAAAAATCTTAGTTTAACCTATGATCTTTTAGTACCTGACAGTGAAGGTGCTCAAATGATGAATAACGCTTCTCAAGGAGCTCTAACATACAATGCCTACAGTAATTTATACTCTGTTATTAACTCATCAGACCAAACTGTTACTCTTAACTTAGGTGCTTCAAAAGTACAAAGTGTTATCCACAATATCATACCCACAACCAAAATTAATAACTCTCAAGAAAAAAGTAATGCTCTATACAAATTACAAAATGGCGCAGACGAGGCTGATATCAAAGAGGTTGCCTATTCAAAAGCTGGTATTTTATTCCCAAGAGAAAATAGAATTGATGAAAAACAGCCTAATGCTGGAGCAGATGGCGAATCAGAAATCGATTGCGAAACTTTACAAACTTATCTTAACTCTATCAGAAATATTAATGATATTGATAATACATTGGCATCTGCCTATACTGAAGCTAGTAAAGCAACTAGAGTTAATTCTATAGCTCAACAACCTGCTTCTCATGTAGACCCCAGCGTTCAAGGTAAATATGAGGACAGATGGGGTAACACTCTTACTAACTTTACCAACCCTATTTTTGGCCTAGGTATCCGTCAAGATCCATACATGGGCGGAATTGATTACAGCCGTCAACCCTACTCTGTTAGAGTAACCAGCGACCTCGATGGAAACAATCCTAATTCTCTTTATACATATGTACTAGCTGAATCTCAATTAATGTACAGCCCCCAAGGAATTAGAATTTCTACCTAAATTTTTAAATTATTTATTCTATAAAAAAATTGTTTATATAGAATATATATATATGAGTTTGCCTGATATTCTTAAAGTAAAACCTATGAATACTGTAGACACAATGAGTATTCACACTTCTATTTTAGAGCCTATAGTTTGTAATCAAAACGTATGTCGCTTTACACTTGAAAGACGTGGTATTTTAGACGTGAACAGCGTTTTACAAGTCGGCGCTGTTTTCCAAAAAAATGCTGGTGACGCTGCTAAAAAACATTTTCCTCCTATTAGATCTGGAGGCAATGCATTTATTAAAACCGCCACTCTTCGTATAGGAGCTACCGCCATCGCCACAACTGATGAATATGGTCATTATCAAACTATGATGCGTCAATTTAAATCTGTTGAAGAGCGCGTCAGAAAAGAAGGTGTTCTTAGTGGCTGTATTGATGGTCTTGAACCCTCTAATAAAGAAGATGGTGGTCTTCAGCCTATGAATCTTGGCTGGGGTAGAACAACAGCTGGTCACCCTGAAAATAACGCTGTTATGACCCAAGCTAATCAAATTGCTGATACTGATACGACAGAAGGAAACCCTGAAGACGTCACTGCTGTATTTGCAGTCAAGCTCAGTGAGCTTTTTCCAATGATGAGGTCTGTTCAATTACCTCTTTATTTGATTCAAGAACCAGTATCTATTGAAATTCAATGGGCTGATAAAGACCAGGGTGTTTCCTATATCCGCGAAGAAGGTGGCGGCACATCTAATACAAGCGGTCTTAAAATTGCTACTACTCAAGTTAAATTCCTTGCTGATTATTTGACCTACTCCGATGACCGTATGGCTGAAATGGGGGCTCAAGTTATGTCTGAAGATGGCCTTCAAATGCCCTATAATGATATAATTTTAGTTTCTACGGCAACTTCTCAAACAGCTCACCCAGGAGCTGGCGGTCCTCCAGTTCGCACTGATGTAAACCGTGAAATAGGTCTTTCGTCGCGTGTTGTTAAAAATATAATGTGGTCTGACCGTGTTCTAAATCCAGCTGATGCTCGTGACCAATTACTTGGTGTATATCGCTCTGATGCTTATTGCCAACCTGACCAATTTAACCTTAGGATTAATGATAAACTTATGTTTAATCGCCCTGTTACAAATGAAGCTCAAAAGAATAACTATCTCGCTCAAATCGAAGGAGTAGAGCTTCAGGTTGCGAGCTGTGAATATTCTCTTGACCAAAATGTAGAACATAGCACTGTTACCAAGGAAATCACTTTACCTTCTTTTTCCAATGCTCAAACTGTAGAACAAATACCTATAAGTCAAGTAACACTTGGCGGCCATGCTCACTACTGTGGTGTTGATTTAATTACTAATCCTCTTGTAGGCTCAGGCACTTTGATAGGACAAAAACCAGTTACTCTTGAAAGAACTATCTTTAGAGGTCTTGGTGATGAAAATAATCGAGCTAGAGAAACCCTTATTTGGTCTAAAGTTGAGCGCCAGTTTGTATTAAAATCTGGAGTTGTATCCGTTTCTGAATAAAATATTTATTATTATAAAAAAAACTTTTATTATAATAAATGGCTAATGCTAATTTAACGATACTTGAAGTCCAGCCTGACCCTGATCGAATGGACATAGGTAAAGAATTACACCCTAATTTACCAGATATATCATCAGGAGCTTTAGGATTAATGGTTGCTCCTGTAAAATCTGGAAAATCAACAATTATTACTAATCTACTGCTAAATGAAAATTTCTACAAAGACTGTTTCGATCAAGTATATATCATATCTAATACCATTATGAACGATAATACGTCGAGATTTTTAAAAGACGCTTTCCCAGGCACTATATTTGGAGAGTATTCAGATAACTTAATTCAATCTATCATTGACCAACAGTTGTCATATAAAAATAAAAAAGAAAGACCTATTATAGCATTAATTCTTGATGACTTTCTGGGCATATCAGATCGCTCACTTGTCTATAAACTAGCTTCACGCTATAGGCATTATGGTATAGGTTTACTGCTGTTTTCTTCACAAGTGTTTAAAGGAGTGCCCCCTATAGTTAGAACCAACATGACCTTTGCTATCCTTGGGAAGAATAGTAATGCTCGAGAAATGAGTAAAATTACAGAAGAGCTTGGAAATTCATTCGGCTCTGACAAAAATTTTAAGTACTTGTGTAAGCATGTGTGGAAAACACCCTATGCTTTTGCTATGATAGATTTTACACAAAACCCGCCGCACATGTATCATAGCTTCGATCGATTAATATGGGACGGGACAAAGCCATTAGAAAAAATGCGTAACGTTCAACCTACTTCTGACGCCGAAGATTCTGAAGATGAAGCTGAAGAATAATTCATACATTTTTTTGTTCTCATGTGACAAGCCATACGTGATCTTGATACAACAGCACCACATTTTTTACATGGAATTTTTTCTCTTTTTTTTTGATTAATTACTTCTTTGTTTTTCTCACGATATTCAGCTATTTTTTGTT